CTGTTGAGTTTGTTGATCGTATTCTACGTTTGGTTGCGTTAGTGATTGTACTATTCTTGCCATTATCTTCTTCCATCCGGTTGATAATCAATTCTAAATGTACCTAGTTTCCAAAACTGACTTGTACTTGTGTTGTCTATCTTTAATGATATAGATCTAGCTCTAGCTCGTGTGTCAATTTTTTGTGTACCACTTGTTACCGTAAATGGACCAAGCGTTGAACTAGCTGCTGTATCGTTTGGAAAATCTCTTAAGTTTAATGTTATTCTCGCGTCCCCCGTTTGTGATAAAAAGTCAGGTATAACTCTTCTTATTTTCATCATAAACTCACCATCACCTTGTAGTCCTTGTTGACCAATGTCAAAATCTCCAGATTCAATTGATGCAGTGATTGCAGTCGTTGCACCTTCTTTAATTTGATTTAATCCTGTTTCATGTTCGTAGTAAGTTGATGTACCATCACTATTACCAAAAATATAATTAACATCTGTTGTAGCAGTTGTGCCATCTGAGTCATATGCTGTTGCATGAGGTTTACCAAATACAGCAGAATCTTGCCACGCGCTCCTTGCTAATGTGCCTGTCGTCCACACAGGTCTTTGTGGAGTTGAGTCTAAATAGTTATAAGCTACAACTCTATTAACTGTGTCTGATCCAGAATTTGGATAAAACCACATAACTTCTCCGAACAAGTTATTTAGTCCTGCATTAATGTGTTGTTTAGGAATTGTATTAATATCATCATAAACAAAGTCTTCAACTAAACATGGTAATGATTCTAGCTTACCCGTGTATCTAAAAAAACCATTTTCTGACATCCAATAAGCTGTACCATCAACCTCTACTGCTGCGTTCTGTCCAATTAACCCACAGTTTGTACCTACTTGTTGGAATGAAAATGTAAATGGTGGGCCAACAAATCTCATAATAAACAATGCTGTATCAGTCCAAATGTAGATTGCATCTCTACCTCTAATAGCTCCTACAATTTTTGATCCATCTGCAAGTCTTTGTGTACCTGCAGTATTGGTTGCTGATGGTGTATATGTATTAATATCTTCTTGAGAAGAAAATCTTATAAACATTTCATCTTGTGTAGAAGATGTACCAACAGTTGTTTCTGTTCCAAAAAATACTAAGTGTCTATCAGGTGTGGTTACAATACTAAATGCAGATGCAGTTGGAGCATTAGTTATAATTGTTGCTCTTGTATCTGTAGCACCTGTTGGATTTGAATTCCATTCAAAACTTTCACCTCCGTTAATCGTTGCAATAAGTTTATTACCTAAATTATCTAATGACCATAAACCTGGTGCTGTTACAATATCTCCTGATGCTGCAGCGTTCCATGCAAAATAATTAGATGCATCGGTTACAGTATCACCACTTGAGTGTGATGCAGCAGTTGTACCACTAGCACCTCTTGTTAATCCTGATAATGTTCCACCACTATTAGCTGTGTATGTAATTAATTCGTTATCTATAATAACAGTTCCTGATGATGCAAAAGAAGTTGAACTTGCCATAGTTAAACTTGTAGCAGTTGTATTGATGCCTGAAGATAATGTTGATGTAAACTGTCCTTGTTTTACACCACCCCATGATCCAAGTCCCCAACCAGTAGATGCAACCTCGACTGCTGGTCCAACTGGATAATAGTGCCTAACTCTAATACCACCAGATGTTGATGCACCTGATCCTGATTCATTTGAACCAACGTTAATAGTAAGTGTAGTATCTGTTGGAATACTAGTTACCATAAATTTATTATCGTCAAAGTTTGATGAGTTAAAATTAGAATTAGTTATAGATGTAAAATTATCTAATAGTATAATGTCATATTGATTTATATTATGAGCAGACGAAAATGTTAAAGTTACAACTGCTGATCCATTAGTTGTAGAAAAAGCGCTTGTTAATGTTGTAGTTGCTTTAATTGGATGTATGTCATAAAATATACCACCAGAGTATGCGTATAAAATTCTATTTGTACCTAATGCTGCATACTTAATACCTGATGTATTTACAAAATGATGAATAGCTGTATTACGACCAGTAATATCAACAGAGCCTAATTGTGCCCAACCACCTATTTTTTCAGGGCTACCATATCTAAAACGAACATTGTCTCCTGAAACCCATTGACTCTCGCCGCCTGTTGATGTGACTTGTTTATTAAATCCTGGTGCAAACTTTACCTTTTGTAACATAGTATATACCTATGCTCTACTACGGTTTAGTTGGCCACGTAGCGTTATTACATTTATCAACAGTGTCTTTACCATCAGGTAAATCTCTTAAATCCTTACGATATGTTTTCATATCATCAGATAGAGTGTTATCAGATAAAGCATAGAAATCAGTTTCAGCTAAAAGTCTATTTCTTTTAGCTCTAAGTTCAGCTAAAGCTCTAGCAGGAGCAGCGTCTGCCCATGCTTTTTCTTCTGCATCTCTTGCTGTTTCTTCTTCAGCTGTAAACTGTACTTTGTTACCGTTTATATTATGATATCTTGGCATAGTTTTTCTCCTTTGTGTTTATGTATCATTATTATTTAATTCCGTAAAGGCAAATATCTCCAGCATCTATATTACCACTTTCCATTTTAAATTGAACAGCTGTAATTGCTGCTGTAGTATTAAAATATCCAGCTACAAATTGATTTATAGATCCTGGTAATCCAACCCTATAACTTTGATTAATTTTTGATATAAAATGTTTAACAAAAGTGGTGTCAGATGGGTTAAATAAATGTAAATAACCCCCTAAATTTTCATCATTTGCATTTCCTAAACCAGAACCCAGTGGTTGAACCGCTGTGCTTTGTGCTAAATCTGCACCAGCTAAATATCCTAATTCTGCTGAAGTGTCTCCTTCATTATGGAATGATTCAAAAAATGTAGTTGTTTTAGTTATATCGTATGAATGAGATGATGTATCATCTGAACCGTTAAATGTTAAATCTACTTGGTCCGCATTTGTATGAATATTTTTAAAAGTAAATAAATATTCTTTGTAGGTATTATCAAGAACAACGTCAGAACTGCCATTAACAAAAGATAAATCACCGCTAGAACTAGCAGTTAGCTTCTTAATAAAAGTAAAAGAGCCTCCACTTACAGAACCAAAAGTTGTAACGTTTCGAACTCCACGATTGTTTAATTTTATAAGTTTTCTATTTACAAGTGCCATTATGAATCCTTTATACCGTATAATTTTATTGTTCCGGCATCAATATTACCACTTGCAAATAAAAACCTAGCTCCAGTAACTGCCGATGTTGTGTTGCAATATCCTGCCATCATATCTTGATTAGAATAATCTATATTCATAACACCATTAAAATTTGACATAAAATGTTTTACAAATGTAGTTGATGAAGGATTAAAAAGCCAAAGTTCTCCACTTGAACATTGGTCATTATCAGCTCCTATTTCAGTATTAAGCATTTGATCTCCAGTTCCTTGTGCTATATCATCGCCACTATCATAAGCTAAACTTGTATCAGTATCAGCTTCATCATGTTGCGCTCTAAAAAGAGAAGTAGTTTTAGTAACATTCCAATTTGTACCATCAGTAGTAAAATTAACATTAAACTTTTGATTATCTGAAGCTGGATGAATATTTATACACTTAAATAAATAAATAGGATATGTGCTATCCAAGACTACATCTGAACTTCCATGAACAAAATCTAAAGTAGCAGATGATGACGCTGTTAAAGTTTTAATTAAAACCATGTCATCAGTAAGACCAGCAGAAGCAGAAACACTATCTACTTCTGATACACTGTTGTTTACATATCTAATTATTGCTGGTGCTCCTACTGGTCCTCTTCCCATTATACTACTCCATATAATTTTATTGTTCCAGCATCTATATCTCCAGATGCCATTTTAAATTGAAACCTTGTTAATGCTGTTGTTGTGTTGAAATATCCAGCATAGTATAAATCTTTAGAACCAACACCAGATGATCCTACCATATGTTGTGTTCTACTTATAAAATGTTTTACGTAAGTTGATGATGAAGGATCAAAAATATGCAAAGAACCAACTGCTGAAGCATCATTAGCATTTCCTATGCTATCTGTAATTCTTTGAAAAGCAGTTCCTTGTGCTTGATCGTTTCCAGCTTGGTAAGCTAATCCAGTATCATCATCTGCCTCACTATGTTTAGCTTGAAAACAGGTAGAAGTAATAGTTTGATTGTAACTAGTATTTGTACCAGTGTCAGATTGAAAAGTTAATCTAGTATCATCTGTTGCTGGATGTATATCATAAAATTTAAAAATATATTCTTTGTAAGTTGAATCTATACCAGAGGTAAAAGAAATAGTAGCCGAACTAGATGCTGTTTCAGTAGCTAACAATACCAGATTCCCCGCGGTCACTCCTGAAAGTGAAGTGATAGCTGTCATCGATTGGTTGTTTGCTGTTTTAATTGCCATTAGCTTACTCCATACATTTTAAAAGTTCCAGAATCTATATTACCAGAAGTCATTGAAAACTGAACACCATCAATAGCTGCAGTAACATTACAGTATCCTGCTACGTGAGAAGTTAAAGCTAAATTAGATCCATGATAACCAGGCGTGGTTGCAATATAATGTTTAATAAAAGTAGTATTACTTGGATCAAAAAGATGTAAAGTTCCAGCTAAACTTTCATCATTTTCATTACCAACATAACCTAGTCTTTGAACACCAGTTCCTTGTGCTATATCATAATCTGCTACATAAGCTAAACTTGTACTAGTACCAGCTTCATTTTGATATACTTCAAAAAAAGTACCAGTTTTTGTAGCATCATAAGCAGTACTACCATCTCTAAAATTTACTGCTAACATAACACCTTCTGATGGATGTATATCATAATATTTAAAAATATATTCTTTGTATGTACTATCAATACTACTATCAAAAGTTACTGTAGAATCACTACTAGCTGTTTGCGTAGATAATAAAGTCATACCACCAGTGCCTGTAGCGTTTGATGATAAATCCATGTCGTATTTTATACTTGCGTATGTTGCCATTATGCTATCCCGTAAAGTTTAATTGTACCAGAATCTATATTACCACTACCCATTTTAAATTGAATAGCTGTAATAGCTGCTGTGGTATTAAAATAACCTGAAACAAAATTTTCTTCGCAAACTGGATTACTATCATTTGTTGGGTGAACATTTGTGCTCATAAAATGTTTTACGAATGTTGTAGAAGATGGATTAAATAACCACATTTCTCCACACATACATTCATCGTTATCTGTTCCAATTTGTGCTGCTGGTTGAAAAACTTGAAATCCAGTTGCATTTGCTAAATCCGCACTTGTTACATAATTAACAGCAGGACTTGATCCACCATCGTCTTCTCTATGAAAAGTATAAAAAGCAGTTGTAGTTTTTGATATATCATAAGAATGACTTGATGTATCATCAGAACCATTAAAACTAAGTTCGCTTGATGCTGATGGATGAATATTTATAAATTTAAATAAATAAGTTCTATAAGTAGAATCTAAAACTACGTCTGAACTACCATTTACAAAAGATAAAGTACCATCACTACTAGCTGTTAAAGTTTTTATAAGAACTAAAGCACCGCCTGATCCTGACGGTAAAGCTATGTTGTATCTAGAATCTTGATATGTTGCCATTATGCTACTCCAAATAATTGTATAACCCCAGCATCTATGTTGCCTGAACTATATTTAAATTGTATTTCATCAATAGCTGAAGTAGTATTAAAATATCCAGCATGAAAACTATGAACTGCTTGATCGTTATTTATAACATTACTAAATTTTGAAATAAAATGTTTTACAAAAGTTGTATCGGATGGGTTGAATAGATGCAAATAACCAGATGTAGCTTGATCATTATCATTTCCTACATCCCTTGAAAGAGTATCAAATGATGTTCCTTGTGCTTGATCAAAATCTGCCATATATGCTAAAGTTGCACCTGTACCATCTTCTCCGTGATAAGCATCAAAATGACTTGATGTAATAGTTTCATCATAACCTGAGCCACCTGCAGCGTTTCCTTGAAATTGAAATTCAGCTCCATCGGTAGCTGGATGCATATTATTACAAATAAATAAATATTCTTTATAAGTTGAATCTAAAACAACATCAGAAGTTCCATCAACAAAATCTAAAGTAGCAGATGATGAAGCAGTTAAAGTTTTGATTAAAGTTAAAGTACCTTTACTAAAACCATCATATTTAATGGCGTTATAATTAGCCATCTTATTTCTCCTTCAACAACCACCCTTGTGTTGAATCAACATACACAAGTGTAAAAGCTGCTCTTTCTGTTGCAACTGTTAAATCTGATGAAGCACCTTGAATCTTGTGTGAATTCCTACCAATAGTAATATTATTTGTATCTGCTGTTGCACCGTAATCTATTATATGTACTTCATCTCCTCTTACAGCTGAAGCTGGAAGTGTCATTGTAAATGCAGATGAAGATGTGTCTACAAAATATCCTCTACCTGCAACCATTGTCGTTGCACCAGTAACTACTGCTTGCCAATCTACTATACCACCAGTGTTAGCCGCAAGTTTTGGTTCAGTCACAGTCCCATCGCTTGGTGTTCCAACATCAAGCACTTTTCCTAAAAGCATTACAAAGTCAATCGAGTCACCTGTAGCGAGATTCGAGGCAAAAGTCAAAGTGGCCCCTGACACAGTAAAGGATGAGATAGGGGCCTGCAAGACTCCGTTCAGCGACACCAACATGTGGTTCGCCGATTCGGGCGATATATTTGTACCACCTACTTGTAATGTATATGCTGCTTGTCCGTTAACAACGGATATTGAATCACAAACTTGAAAATTACCAACAACGGGCTCACGACCTATATAACTCACGATTTACTCCTTTTTTTATTATGTATCATATTAACTAATTCCATACAAGGAGATAGTTCCACCTTGAATTTCACCAGAACTCATTTTAAATTGTATCTCGTCTATTGCACTCGTAGTATTAAAATATCCAGCTGTAAATAATCTGTGTGAATAATCATTATATCTATATGATTGAGATTCAGCTATAAAATGTGTAACAAAAGTAGT